CTTGACGACATCGCCCGTGATCTGGCGGGTCGTGGTCTCGCGCATCCGCTCGATCACCGTGTCGAAGTAGGACTGCGAGGCGCAGTTGCGGACCACGTCGCGGACCTTGAGCAGGATCGCCTTGTCGTCGGCGCGCTTGGTCTCGTCGGAGAGCATCTCGTAGACGCTCTCGCCCTCGCCAGCGGCGCGACCGATGTGGAAGCCACGGAAGCGGGCGTCCGGCACGATCATCCCGTTCAGGCAGACGAGCCTGAAGTTCAGCGGGGTGACGCTGACCGCGCCGTTGCCGGTCTCCGAGTTGGAGATGACGACGCCGGACTGGACGATGTCGCCCTTCTTCACCTCGCCTTGGATGCGGGGGAAGACGGCCTTGATGTACATCCGCGTCTCAGTGATCGCGGCGCTCTCGACCCTCATGTCAGGCTGGTCGGCGAGGATCGGCAGCACGGTCTCGGCGATCTCGTCGTTTTCGATCCGCTGGTAGCGATCCGAGAGCAGGGCGCGAACCGAGCCGTCGAGCACGCGAACCATGCGGCGGTCTTTGGAGCCCGAGAGCCAGCGGTTGGCGTTCGTGGCGAGAAGGTCCGGCGCGTCCTGACGCATCCGGTCGTAGTAACGCTTCGGAATGTCGAGGCGCGCAGCCAGCTGGCTGTGGGCGCCGTCGCGAATGCCGAACTGGTGAACGTCGCCGTTGGTGAGTGTGAGGCTCTTCGCGTCCGGGGTGACGGCGAGGGCGGGCGAGGAGGCGATGTAGTCCTGCTTCGCAGTGCGCTGGCGCTCCAGCTCGGTTGCGAGGGCGACGAGGTTGAGTGAGGTCTTCATAGTTAGTCTCCTGTTGGGCCGCCAAACCGCGTTGTGCGGGAGCAGCAACACCCCACTATGGGATATCCGAGATGTCGTCAAATGGAAAATTCAGTTTTTTTGAGCGCGCCATTCTCGGCATGCAGGAAATCGTCGGTGGCCAGTATCTGGTGGACGACGCCTTCATCGCTCGGGTGAAGCGAAAAGTTTACACGCGCTGCACTCAGGTGCCGCCGGTCTACAGCCGCAACAAGCTGGCGCGCAGACTTGAGCAGGCGGCGTGCGAGGCGGTGGTCGAGGCATACGCCGAGACGTTTCCCGGTCGCGCGTTTCGCGTGAGCCGCAGCTGGCCGCTGGCGAGCTGTATCATCGACTTTGACAGCGGCGAGCAGCCCTACGCACTGGTCGAGGCGTGGCTCGGCATAGACTGGAGCGACGAAGGCATTGGCGCTGTGCGTGTGCCGGTCTCGGCGACCGTCAAGCCGACACTGGGCGAGCGCGTCAGGAAAACCGTCAGCCCCGCGAAGGCAAAGGCAAAGGCCGAGACGACGCCAGCGCCGCGCCCGGCCATCCCGCGCCGCAAGTAGTTGCACTCCGCGGATATCCGTGTATCGGATACCGGTGGAGGTATTCGCATGACCATGAGCGAGGCGCAGCATCGCGCACAAGAGAAATACGAGCGCAAGCGCGCGGGCCGAGCCATACTGGTGCGGCTGACGGCGGCGGAAATAGCGGCCATCGACGCGCATCGCGGCGATGACAGCCGCGCGGAATTCGTGCGTAAGCGAATTAAGCTGGGGCGGCTCACAGCCCGTAAATAAACCGGAGTTACCGATGGGCCTGATGTCTGGACCGCCGCCGATGGGCGGAATGCCGCCGCAGGGTGGACCGCCGATGCAAGGCGGAATGCCGCCGATGGGTGGCCCGGCGCCGCAGGCGCAGCCGCCGCAAGACCTGCCGCCCCAGATCAAGCAAAAGATCATGGAGGCCCTCACGTCTGCGGGCATGCAGCCCGCGCAGGCCCAGCAGATCATGCAGGCGGCGATCAACGGCGACCAGCAGGCGCTCCAGATCATCCAGCAGGTGGCCAGCGCAGGCGGCGGCGGCGCACCGGGTGGCGGCGCAGCTGGCGGCGCGATGCCGCCCGGCGGAGGCATGGGTGGCTGATCGCCAGCTCACAACCACAGTCGTCGTTCCCGGCGAGCCGCAGGGCAAGGCGCGTGCACGCGTGAGCACGCGCAACGGCCTGCCGCGCATGTACACGCCGAACAAGACGGCGAGCTACGAGCGGATGGTTGGCTGGATGGCGCGCGAGGCTGGCGTCCGGCCCTGCAAGGGGCCGGTCACTCTGGCCATCGCGGCGCACTTCCTGCTGCCGCAGAGCGCCAGCAAAAAGCGGCAGGCCGAGATGCTCAAGCAGCGGCCAACCAAGAAGCCCGACATCGACAACGTCGCCAAGTCGGTCCTCGATGGACTGCTGAGCGTCGCATACGGAGACGACGCGCAAGTCGTTGGGCTGCACGTCACAAAGCACTGGACCGACCGTGACCCGTGCGTGGTCGTCCACATCACGAGGGAGGCTGACGTTGTGTGAACAGTGCGAAGAACTCCGAGAGCGCGTGCGGCAGCTGGAGGACCGCGCCTACGGGCGAGACATCCAGTGGGAGGCCCCGACGTGGCTGCGCCTGACACGGATGCAGGAGGCGCTGGTGCGCGTGCTGCTGGTCGCCGCTGGCCGCACCGTGTCGCGCGAGTATCTGTACGACGCTACGCGCGTCGCTATCGCCGCGTATCGGAGCGGCACCGACATCAAGATTGTGGACGTGGTCCTGTCCCACCTGCGCGGCAAGCTGCGCCCGGTCGGCATCGAGATCGAAACCGTGTGGGGCCGCGGCTATCGCCTCGACCCCGAGAACGCGCAGCGGCTGGCTGACCTGCCGATGCAGCGCGAAACAGCAGACGCCTGAACACTGGAGGAGGAACCAATGAAACTGATCGACGAACTGATTGAGCGCCACAGCGAAGTGGAGCAACGCATCGACGCCCGCAACGCGCAGGTCCACGAACACTTTCAGGCAATCGAGGCGCTCGTGAAGACGCGCGTCGATCTCGACCGCGCCATCGCCGCGCTCAACGCCTTTCGCAACGAGGATGACCTCGATATCGGATACGATGATGACCCGAAGCCGGAGCGCGCGCATGTCGCCGAAGACGACGCAGTACCTGCCGAGATCATCAGCGACCTGACGGGCGATCCCGCAGTCGAGCCTGAGAGCGGGCTGCACGGCGAGGCTGTCAGCGAGGAGGGAGACGCGCCGGTCACCAACCCGGAAGCCGACGCTATCGTGCGCGCCCAAGACTGGTACAGCCCGGAACAGGTCGCCGAGCGTGAGAAGGCGAGCCGGGCGTGGTCGGGCTTGGGCGCCCTCTGGGGCAAGCCGAAGGTGGACGCGTGAGGCGCGCCATTGTCTTCGCCGCTCTGGTCGCGGCCTGCCTGACCGTGGTCGCCGCGCTGGCTGAGCCGCTGTTTGCGCTGCTGCTGCTTCTGGCGGCGATCCTCGGCGTGCTCTGGGTCGTCGCGGGCAACATCGTCGCCAACGACGACGAGGCCCGCGATGTGGATTGAGCAGGGCTTCTGGATTTGTCTCGTGCTGCTGGGCGTGTGTCTCGCGCTCCCGGCGCTGAGCTATATATTCGGCTGGGGGCGCGGGCGTTGATCGCGCTCCAGCTCAATCCGCCGCTCTTCGTCGTCACCCCCAAAGGTGACGGCATCGCGCGCATCCTGATCGACTACGGCCCAGACACCAACCCGATGTTCATTGTCGAACTCAACGAGAGCCGCGACATCCTCACCTTCGACATGCTGGACTGCAAAGGGTCCGGCAACCCGGCGTGGGGGCTGTCTCACCCGGAACCATTCGAGAGCAGAGCCTGATGGAAATACTACGACAAGCCGCGCGCCTGTTCGGGCGCAAGAACCCCCAGTACGAGACCCTGACAGAGGTCACGTTCAACGGCGAGGCGACCCTCAAAGTCCGTGTCTGGCGCGCGGCCAAGACGCTGGACGAGGCCAAGGCATTCGACCACGGCAGGCTCAAGGGCCACATCGGCGCGGTCATCAACAACTACCCCGTGGAGAAGTGGCAGGGCGTGCTGATGCAGTTGCCGAACGTCGCCTGCGTCGCCATCGTCAACGCTTCAGGCGACGGCGTCAGCAGCTACCCGGACTGGCACTGATGCCGGGACCGTCACCCTTCCACGCCAGCGTCGTCCGGTGGCGCAAGCGATACTCCGCCAGCTACGAGACGTGCCAGCTGGAGACGCTGCAGCCTGACCCGCAGGGCGGACCCAGCCAGCTCGTCATGTGTCACGCGCCAACCCACAAGGGCGCGCGGCACTGCGCCGACTGCGCCAAGAGGCTGCTGACCAAGTACGACGCGGCGATCCCGCTCCGCCAAGATGTGGGGCGATAGGAGACCATGATGGCGGAGATCAAACACAAGAAGGTGGCAATTCTCGAGCCGGGCGACGCCATCGAGATGCCGGTAGGCTACGATCCCGTCACCAACGAGATCGTGCTGATTATCTACCGCGACGCCGACAGCTCCGTCACCGCCGAGCACGTGGCGCTCGACGTGAGGCCCGAGACGCATCCGGCCACCGAGTTCATGCTGGTCGGGCGCAGGCACGAAGACATGACAACGCACCTGACCATCGTCACCAAGCGGGCGACGAATAAAGGCAACAAGCCTAAATAGGACCGATGACGCCAGACTGGACCGATACGCAATGGGAGGACGCGCACGCTTGGGCGGTGCGACGCGCCAGCGGCTTGCTTGTCCAGCACGACGCGTCGCCCACCAGCAGGCGTCTGTCAGGTGACCGGGAGATCGTCGGCGCGTATGGCGAGATCGTCTGGGCGCGCTTCCACGGCCTGCCAGACCCCAAGTGGCAGGATAGCGGAAGCGACGGCGGCAAGGACTTCCTGCACCGCGTCCACACCGATGACGGCGGGACCAAGCGGGTCAGGCTCGATGTGAAGACATCGAAGAGGGGCGATCTCCTGCTCGTGCCGGTCGGGCAGATCAAGTCGGACGTGTACGTGCTCGCTCACTACGTCGAGCCACCAGAAGCCTACGCAGGCTGCCCACGCATCACGTTCCGAGGCTGGGCGCTGGCCAGCGAAGTCGGATACGCGCCAACCCGCAGGGTTCACTCGCAAGGGCCAATCAACCACAATATCAAGGCTGTAGACCTGCGTCGCATGGAGACGCTGGAGCGGCGGTTAGTAGCGATGGAGGTCGCATGAGTGACAACGCAGAGGTCGTCGAAAAGCCGAAGGCGAGGAAGGCGAAGGCCAGTGCCAAGTCACAGGGCAAGAAGCCGCATCGCGGATCGGAGAACCTGAAGCCTTGGAAGCCGGGCGAAAGCGGCAATCCGGCTGGTCCGCGAGCTGGCTATCGTCAGGAGTTCAGCCGGTCGTTCGTGTCTGGCGTGGCCAAGCATTTCGCGAAGGTCGGCGACAAGGCCATCGAGCGCGTCTATCGCGAGAACCCTCTCGGCTACCTGCGCGTGTGCGCCTCGCTCGTTGATCAGGAGATCAACGTCAAAACGCCCTTCTCGCATTTGGATCACCTGACAGATGACCAGCTCCGCGCCTCCATCGCCGAACTCAACGAGCGAGTTCTTCACGCTCTTGCGGCAGCGGGAGGAGATGTCTCGCGCGCTCCTGCACCGGGCGAGCCGGAACAAGCTGGCGGGCTACCGACCGTACTCAAAACAACGTGAGTTCCACCGCCTCGGCTCAATCGTCTCGCCGGACGGCAACGAGCGATTATTCATGGCGGGGAACCAACAGGGGAAAACGGTATGCGGCGCCGCGGAGATCGCACTGCACCTGACGGGCCGCTATCCAGACTGGTGGGATGGCGCAGTGTTCGACAAGCCGACGAAGGTCTGGGTCGCTGGCGTGACTGGCGAGAGCACGCGGGACAATCCGCAGAGAATGCTCGTAGGGCCGCCCCAGATCGAGGACAGCTGGGGCACTGGCATGATCCCACACGACGCTCTGCTGACGACCCAGCGGGCTCGTGGCGTCCCTGACAGCCTCGACAGCTGCACCATCAGGTTCGGCGGCGGCGGCAGCGTCAGTCAGGGCGAGAGCATCCTGATCTTCAAGAGCTACGAGAAGGGCCGCGAGAAGCTGCAGGGCGACACCATCGACGCCTTTTGGTTTGATGAGGAGCCGCCCGAGGATGTATACTCCGAGGGCCGCGTCAGGACGCAGCGCGGCCAGCGGGGGTTCTTCACTCTCATCACGTTCACGCCGCTGCTGGGACTGAGCGAAGTGGTTCGCCAGTTCATCTCGTCCAAGGATGTGGAGGCAATGGCATGAGCAAGCCTGAGTTCCTGCTGACAGCGGTCGCCAAGAAGCGCGGCATGCTCAACCGCGAGACGCTCGACGCCGCCCTGATGGATCAGGCGCGCATCGGTGCGACCAAGGAGTGGCTGAAGCGCATCGTCGATGCGAAGACGGTCGGCGAGGCGCGCTCGTTCGCGCTGGTCGCCCTGTCGCAGCTTGAGCTGCCACAGCGATGACGCTCTCACCTGACGACAGGCGTAAGCTGATCGGCCTGCTCGGCAGGCTCGGCTCCGACAGCGCAGGCGAGCGTGACAACGCCGCCGTCGCCATCGAGCGCATCCGCGTGCAGGCTGGCTTCGTCTGGGATGAGATGATCGGCGTCGTGCTGCCTACGGGATACGATGCGAATGCACGGGCCAGCTCGCCGAGAACAGGACGACCGCGAGAGTGGTCTGCGCCAGACCGGAAGCCGGACCTGCGCGAGTGGCGCAAGGGATCGGACGAGCCATCGACTGGCCGCACCAAGGCGAAGAAGTGGTTCCCCAAGGAGCCGGACTTCAAAGCGACAATCGACGCGGCGATGCTTGGCTGCGTGACCGCCGCAGAGACATCGTTCGTGCTGACACTGGAGACGGCGCGCAGGGACTACGGGATCAACTCGTTCCTGAGCGAGAAGCAGGCGGAGTGGCTGATGGCATTGTCGGTTAGGGCGAAGGTCTGATGGCTGCGCGTGGATTGCTGAGCAAGGGCATCAAGGCGCTCCGCGCATTTCATGGATCGCCTCACCATGTCGATAAGTTCAGCGTGGAGAAGATCGGCACTGGAGAAGGTGCGCAAGCATACGGACATGGCTTGTACTTTTCCGAAGCGGAAGATGTAGCGAAGGGATACCGAGAGCGTCTGTCGCCGCAGACCGTCTGGCCACTGAACCCTGATGAATTTCCAGACGACATGGCAGACATCACGGGGTATTCGCCGCAGGCTATCGCGGCAGCGAAGGCTGCGCTGAAGCTATACTCTGGCGATGCCTTGAAGGCTGTTGGGGAGCTAGATCAGCTTCACGGAGCCGGAATTGGTGGCGGCGTACTGGGCGAGGCAACCAAAGTTCTTCGGTCCTTCAACACGAAGGCGCGACCGGGCGGGCATATGTACGAAGTTGAGTTGAACGCCGATCCGAGCGTGCTTCTGGACTGGGACGCGCCGCTGAGAAATCAAGAGGAAGTGGTGTCGAAGCTGGGGCTGATCCCGCACAGCAAACGAGACGCCGCCTATGAGGAGTTGCACGCTCTGGGCGACAAACTGAACCTTGATCCGATGCAGGGCAAAGACGAGTGGGAAATGCTGTTCGCGCCGTCGCCGGAAAACCAGCCGGTAATTGATCGGATTGTTGAGCTGCGGAACGGCCTGAGCCGAAACCCGGATGGGCTGACAGGGCAGCAACTGTGGAACCAGACAGTAAAATCGTGGGGCGGCATTCCCGAGCCGCGCCAGCACGGCTGGTTTCATGCAATCAAAAATGGTCCGGCGCGTGCGGCTGAAGAGTTTCGGAGCAAAGGCATCCCCGGCATAAAATACTTTGATGGGTTCTCCCGTGGCGCTGGAGAGGGCACCCGCAACTACGCGATCTGGGACGACAGCATCATTAACATTCTACGCCGTTACGGCCTGCCGCTGACCAGCGCAGGTGTCGCCACGCTCGCCGCCGCGCTCAACGACCAGCAGGAGACCGCCTGATGGCGACGTTCGCAAAACTCAAGAGGCCGCTGTTCGGCATGGGCCGCGCGCACGTCCAGTTCAGCAAGGAGTACTACCGCCTGAAGCCGAGCGACCAGATGTCGGTGCTCAACAACGTCATGAAGGACATGCGCCGCGCCTACGATGAGGCGGAGCGCAACCACAAGATCGCGCGCAGCAACGAGGACGCGCGCAACGCTAACCGGATCAGGCGGGTGAGCTGATGGGATGGCTGGGCGGCATCAAGAGCGCACTGCGTGACGGCCCCAAGCCGAGCGCGTCGCGCATCGCAGAGCTGAAGGCGCGCGGCTTCAACACTGACCTGCCACTGTTTCGCGGGACCAACTTCGACATCGAGAAGGAGATCAAGAAGAACCGGGCGCTGCACGTCACGGACGCGCCGTACTACGCGAGCAAGTACGCGGACGGACAGGATAGTCCCTTCAATCCACACAGCGGCGTCGCTGGCGCGTCGATGTCGCGCGAGGCGCAGAAGAAGCTGCAACGCAAGGAGGCACGCAAGTACCAGTCTGCGGTGAAGGCGCGCAATGATCGCTCGCCAGAGCTGGATGAGCTAATGCGGCGCGTGCGAGAAGGTCAGCAAGAAAGCTGGGCGTTCAAGGGTGATGCCAAGGCCAACTGGTGGTACGAGCTACCCAAAAGCTATCGCGCCGAACTCAAGAGGCGTGGGCTCCCAAGCGAGTTTGACGAGCTGATGGATTGGTGGCCAAGCGATGAGGCTATGGCTCGTCCCGGCGCGAACATCACAAAAGAGCATGCCCTGTCGATCCGCGATCAATATCGCGGCACGGTCGAGGAGTTGTTTGCCAATCATCTGGCACGGCAGGCGGCGCTGGAGGCGTCACCAGATTACGTGCGCCACATGGACAACGTGAACGCAGAGCACAGGGCTCTAGCCAAGCTGCAACAAGCGCACAACCCCAGACTATCCGCCACGCCGCACGTCGCGCCGATGTATACGTCCGCGAAGAACCCATACCCGGTGGTTTACGAGGAAGGCATCGCGGACCTCCACGAGAGCCCCGATACTGTCCGCAGGCTGATGAAGAAGGGCTACGACAGCGCGATCTGGACGCCGGAAGCCGAGACGCCGAACGAGGTATTCGAGTATTTCGGCAACCTCGCCAATAACGTCCACGGCGGCGAGATGGTGGTGTTCCGTCCGAAGGAGCACCTGACCGGCGCGTTCGCGGACTTCGTGCCGCTGCTCAAGAAGTACGGCCTGCCGATCACCGGAGCTGGCGTGGCGACGCTGGCAAGCATGTTCAACCAGCAGCGGGACGAAGCCTGATGGGTCTGTTCAATCGTCTCATTGCGGATGCTGGCGTCGAGCGTGGCGTGGGCCTGCTCAAGCAAATGAAGCCGCCGAAAGGCATCGACGACGTGGAGTGGCAGCTCATTCGCGACAAGCTGGCCAAGGGCAACACCGAGCTGGTGGACGCCATGAACTTCGGCGGGCCGTCATCAAATTGGGAGCATGGCGGTATCGCCACGCCGACTGATGCGCTGAAGACCATCACAGACCGTGACCCGACGAGTGTTAACCCGCCAATCTCAGCCAATCCCGACAAGTCGATAATCTACCATTCTCATCCTCACACGCTGGACGCTGAAAGCGGGGAGCAGTTTCCGGCAGCCCTGTCGCTTGGAGACCTCGGCGTGCTTCTGAAAGGGAGCGGAGGAGCCAAAGCCGACAGGGGCATCACATCTCTTGATCCGCTGGGTGGATTTGCGTATGCGATCCGCAACGAGAAACTCCCGAACATAAAGCCCGTCACATGGCACCAGATGCAGATAGACGCCCGAGCGGCGGCGATGAAGAGCCTCTCGGAAGCATCTTCCCCGAACTGGATACGGTCTGGTGTCGAGGCGTCAGGGCGCCCGCGCTCGCGGTTCGACCCGCCAACCGACGCGACATCGGACACGCTGGCGGCGACGCTGGGAGTGGGTCGGGCCTTGAACCGGGCGAACGTCCTGACGGAGTTCGGAAGCCTGCCGGTCGGTGAGGCTCAGATCGCTGGCGCGGCGATGCTGGAGCCTGCAGTCGAAGCGTCTGCTCAAGCTGCCGAGGAGATCGTCAGCAACTGGCTGAAGATGAGCGGCTACGACAGCGGGACGATCAAGGCGATCATTGCCGCGCTGGTCTCAAGCGGCGGGCTGATGGCGGCTGTATCCGAAATCGAAGACATGGAAGCGGACGTGTGACCCGCTACACCATCCGCGCCACCATCCAAGACACGGTCCCGCTGCTCTACACGCAGGAGCAGGCCGACGCGATCATCGCGAGCTACCCCGAGCACGAGCGCGCCGCACGCGCGCAGGGCATTCCGCAGCTCGGCTCTGGCCGCGTGTTCCCCGTCGATCTCGCCGAGATCAAGTGCAGCCCCTTCACCATCCCCGAGGACTGGCCGCAGAGCGTCGGCGTGGACTTCGGCTGGGATCACCCGTTCGCCGCCGCCCGCATGGCGTGGGACCGCGACAACGACACGATCTACATCGTCAACGAGTACCGCAAGCGCGAGCAGACGCCTGTCATCCACGCCGCGGCCATCAAGGCGTGGGGGCCGTGGATACCGGTCGCGTGGCCGCACGACGGGTTACAACACGATAAAGGTTCTGGTGAGCAGCTGGCTGCCCAGTTCAGGGCGCAGGGTCTGCAGATGATGCAGGAGCGGGCGACATTCGAGGACGGCAGCAACGGCGTCGAGGCTGGCGTGATGGAGATGCTCGACCGCATGCGTACTGGGCGGTGGCGCGTGTTTGCCTCATGCGAGGCGTATCTGGACGAGTGCCT